TGTCCCGAGTCTTTAGTCCTTTAGTTTTTTAAAATGTCTTCTAGTGTTCTAGGCCGTTTTTCCGCCGATTGATTCTAGAATAGCTTCGGCTTCTTCTTTACAAGTCTCATAGCCATAGAATCCCCAACAAGACTCTAGAATCTCGCCACGACCGTCTCTTATGACAAAGCCATAAACGTCGCCACAAAGATATTGGTCATAGACCTTGACCTCAGACTTTAAACTTTGTTTAGCTTTTTCTAGAATATCGTCTGTTATAGTGTCGACCATAAATGTCTTTTTAATGTCTTCATAGGTCGCATAGATAAACCCGACTTGACCAGAATCCCAAGGACACCCAAAGTCTGATGTCGAGATAGATAGACCGCTATGGTCCATAAGAAAAAGAGGTAAAGCCACGACATTTTTAGAATCGTAAAGTTCTTGTGCTTCTTCTATGCTTAGGTCGTGTTTATCGCCTAGTTCATAAGACCTATAAAAACAGACCATAGTGCCTAAGTTTGACCAGTCTCTAGGCGACTCTAGAATATCTATGTCTTGTTCTATCTCTATTCGACAAGCTTTTTTTGCTTCTAGTCGCTTTCTTAGGTTTACTTTGTGGCTATGTCTTGTCGCTGATATTAATGTCTTGAACCCGCCGAAAGCATTAACGGCTTCACTTGAATAGATGTCTTTTCGGTTTACATAAGCATCGAAAGCCGATTCAATCTCGTTTTTAGAAAAAACAAAGTTTTCGGCCATAACTTTTTTTAGGTTTTTATAAGTTTTCATAAATTTATCCTTTCGGTTTATAAGCTAAAAAAGACTAGAGTCCCGACGATTCGAGATTCTAGTCCTTTGGGTTTTTCTAGTCCTTTATGAAAAAAGCCGCGGTCAAAGGACTAACAAAGACCGCGGCCTAGAGTAGCTTTTAGTCAACATCACCTGTTATGGTAAAGTTACCAATGGTCGTGTTTGGCACGACTCGCCACAAGTCAAATTTATAACTTTTAGCTTCTTCTTCACTATAAGACCGTCTAGGCATAGAATCTTGAGTCTCATTAGACTCTAGGTCTGTTATGCCTAAACATAAATCTTTATGTTCACGGCCTGTATGTGACACGACTCCACAAACTAAGTCTTCTAGACCGTCAAAGTTTACAGGCTTATAAAGTTGATTCGGTCGACCTTTTCCGTGTGCTATGTCGAATCGTTCAAGTCTAGGCTTTTTAAAGCCCTTGTCTTCTTCACTAGGCGACCATATGTGAACTTGTGAATCGTTTATCTCGACACTTTTATCAGTCTTGATGAAAAACCACTCGCCTTGTCTTTTGACCTCAATGCCTTGGTTTTCGGCTTCTTTGACCTCTTTAGGCTTCATAGACTCATAAGCTTCTTCTATGCTTTTTGCCTTAGAATCGACCTCAACGAAAAAGACATTGAATATCTTGTGTTCAATCTCGATTCTATCAATGTCCATAAGAAACTTTCGACCGTTGTTTTCTAGTAACAATGCCCCTGTAAAGTGTCGAGTCTCAAGTTTAGAACCATAAGCGTCGACTTTTATCTCGTGTTCACTTTCGGGACCTTGTTCTAAGACTTTAGTCTCGGAAAGCTTTAGATTCGCCGATGCTAAGACATTAAAAGGGATATTGAACTTAGACGCTTTACGGACTTGGTCTTGAACCATAGAGCGACCGCCTAAAAAAGACCTTTCAAAGCTTGTTAGACTCAAGACTTGGCTATTCATAAAAATGTCGCCTTTAGAATCATAAAAAGCCACGACCGTATCACCTTGAGACACTTCGTCTCTAGAGATTGAATAGCCCGCCACGTTTATAGCTTTTCCTTTACGATCTAAAAAGACTCGACAAGCTTTTTCCATTTTTTCGACACTTTCAATCGGGTTTATCCCTTTGCCTTTATTGATTCGTTTTTTCTTCTTTGGTTTTTCGCTCCAATAAGAATATCGTTCTAAAGCATCTTTGGCTTTTAGCTCTTTAAATTTACACTCAAAGCCACTAGATACACCTAACTTTTTAGCCGCGTCTGAAAGCTTTCGAGCTTTTTCCGCGCCTTTTAGATAGTCTTGATACTCTTTTTCGTCATAAAAATATGGGATATTGTAGACTAGTGCTTCGGCTTCTATGGCCCTTAATAGGTTTACAGCATTATAGTGAGTGTCGTGTCCTTCTTTGTCGCCACTAGACCGTTGTCCCCAACCGCCGCCACTATGATATTCGGGTGATTCGGTTAAATGCCACGAGCCGTTTTCATAGACGGCTTTCACTTGGTCCGGATCGTGGTATTGATAGATTAGTCCTGCTTCATAGTCTAATACGACTCGACTCGACGCTTTTCCTTCTTCGATAAATTTATGTTTCAAGTTTACTTTTGCCATTGTTTAGTCCTTTGTTTGTTTGTTTGTTTGTTTGTTTATAAATTTACAGTGTTTAAAAGCATCAATGCTTTTAGTCCTATGTATGTTGTTGAAACGCATAGACCGAAGCTAAAAGAAAGCATCAATCTATCCATCAGAATGTCTTGTTTGTTTGTTTGATTCATCTTTTCATCCTTTGTTTTTAGTCTTGGTTAGACTGTTATTGTTGTGTTATTAATAGTATCGTCTATGATACACCAAAACTCAAGAGCTAAAATGAGATTTTGTAAAGATTCTCAAATTGATACGATAATATTATTATGTTACAGACGCAGTGAATCTTAAAAAAAACGTGCGCGGGATTTTGGCTGGATATCCTGGAGTCTCGGCCGGTGTCCTTATATATAGGCATCGAGACTAGTCATTCTCTCAAATTGACTAGTCCTAGTGCTATGATATCCCTCAGCTATTAGACAGTCATCCTGTCATAGCCTATCAGATGCCCCCTATTCGACTTGATATCATGAGATTTTTAAAGGATTTTTAAAATCATTCCTTAATTGATGGGGGGGTGGGGGGTGGTACTCACGAGTAAGTAGATTCACAACTCCCAATTTTTTTCGCGCCAAGGTGCAATAAGACTGTTACCTGCTTAAATTGGTCTTTATGGTATATTTTTTGGCTCAGGGGGTATTGCATCAAAGAGGAAGAGGTTTCGGGTAAGTCGCCGTTGGACTATTTTGACGTTGGCAGGGCTAGGGAGTATTTGGAAGAGACTCCTTTAGATATTGCTTCAATGGACGAAATGGATTTGGAGAAGATCATTAAGCCGTCTATGAATGACTGGCAGTTACGTCGTAATTTTTGGTCATTGGTTGAGAAGTGTAGGAGAGGAGAGCGTGAGAGTTTCGGTCCTTTTGATGTTTACAAGGATGTGATGACTAAGCCTTCTTTTTTTAATTTTCTGAAGAATCATCATCGCAAAGCTTGGGTTATGAAGCCGTTTACGGACTTAAATGAGCTGATTGATGATACTTTTCGCTTAGCTTTAACAAAATTGCACCGGATATTAACGAATTTGGACACGGACGATCAAAAAACGCTCGCATCGGTGTTAAATGCGGCTAAATTTTTAGCTGACAGGTCTATTGGGGCTGTTACTCAGACAACGATTCAGCACAACAAAAACGTGAATATTGACGCTAATAGGGCGTTAAAAGAGGGTGCATCGCCTACTGAATTGGAGAGTAGGTTTAAAAGTTTGGGTCAGGAGAAGGACATCACTCCAAAGCCTATAGAAATCGAGGGTAAAAATGAAGGATAAGACTAAGGAAGAGATAAAAGAGGCTCAAGAGGTTATGGAAGAGTGCAAGGATGGTATGCCTTTGAACATTTGGGATGATGAGTTTGGTGATTGGTTAAGGAAAGACGGTGAATATTCTCCAGAGGCTATTGAATTCATCAAGGAGAAGGTCAGGCAGGAGCGCGAGGGTGAGTGAATTATAAAAACTTAACTCACGAGCAGTTTAAAGAGCTTTCAAAGGACGAACAGTTCAAGGTTATTAAGGAAATGGAGGAGGAAAAGGCCTTAAAGGAGGGCTTGCCTCATTTATTTGGTTTTCCTTGGTATAACTGGGCGCGGGCTGTTTTTGAGAGTGAAAACCGCGAAATACTGTTAACTGCTGCCAATCAGGTCAGTAAATCTTCGACAGCTATTAGAAAAAACATTCATTGGGCTACATGGACTGAGGCATGGCCTAGGTTATGGCCTAATTTAATGGAAGGTCAGAAGCCGAATTTATTTTGGTATTTTTACCCGAACAAAGAAACCGCTGGAACTGAATTTGAAACTAAATGGCTCCCTGAATTTTTACCTAGAGGTCAGTATGAGGATGATCCTCGTTATGGTTGGCAGGTTATTTATAAAAAGGGTGACTTACACGCTCTTAAGTTTAACACGGGCGTTACTATTCAGTTTAAAACTTACGCAATGAGGGAGAGAAACATTCAGGCGAGTACGGTTTACCACGTAACTGCTGATGAGGAGATGCCTTTAGAGATGTTCCCTGAGATTAAGGTTAGATTACAGGCAACGAGGGGATATTATTTAGGAGTTTTTACCGCTACGATTGGTCAGGACTACTGGAGAAGGGCAATGGAGCCAATTAATGCTGATGAGGAGGTTCATAAGTCAGCTTTTAAGCAGCAAATCAGTCTTTTTGATTGCGAGACGTATATGGACGGAACTCCTTCTAGATGGAACAAAAAGGCTATTTCTGAGGCTATTGCGGCTTGTCCGACGGAGTTAGAGGTTCAAAGACGTGTTTATGGAAAGTTTGTTAAGAGTGAAGGCTTGTTATTTGAGAGTTTTGATCCGGTTCAGAATGTTTGCGAGCCTCATGACATCACTAATTGGACGATATATGGCGCAGTTGATCCTGGTAGTGGCGGTAAGTCTGGACATCCGACTGGGATATCTTTTCTTGCTTTATCTCCTGACAGTAAAGAAGTTAGGGTAATTAATTCTTGGCGTGGAGATGGTATTCAAACAGCGCATCCTGATATTTTGGAGAAGTGGTTAGAGCTTAAAAAACCTTACAGCATGACTCAGCAGATATATGATGGACAGGCTAAGGATTTCTTTATTGTTGCGACTCGTGTTGGGGAGCCTTTTATTCCTGCCAATAAGGCTAAGGATGCTGGTTATGGTTTGCTTAATTCTTTATTAAAAAACAGGCAATTAAAAATTTGGTCTGGTGTTGGTGATAATCATAAACTTATTAATGAATTTATGAGTGTTCCTGCTGGTTTGGATAAACGGGCATATCGCGGCAAGAATAAGGACGACTTGGCTGATGCAACACGTTATGCAGCTATGGCGATGCCTGTTGAGATGGAGATCAAGACTAAGACCAATGTCGAGAAGGTGGAGCCGGTGAAAGAGGTCTTTGAGACATCTGATGAGAGGCGGCGCAGATGGTTCATGGGGCTTGACGATACTCCTAAAGAACCTACTATTGACGATGAACTTAGTTTTTGGGGGGATTTAACGGATGGAGAGTTCTAAAACGGCTAAAGAAATCAAGGACATCATGAAGTTAGCGGCCAGCTTAGGCGTTAGTAGTTTGAAATTTGGTGAACTTGAAGTACAATTCGATAGAAACTTCATTCCAGAGAAAAGGTCGAGATCTAAAACGGTGCGGCCTGTGGATGATAAAATATTTGATGCGTTAACTAATGAAGCCGAAATGCGCGACCGGCTAGAAAAACTTGAAGAGGATATGGAGACGGGACATCTAACCGACCCTCACGAGTTTGAAAAACTTCTTATCCAGAAGGAATTAGTTAATGCCGAAGAAAAAAGTTGATGAACTTAACTCGTTAGCCAAAAAATCAAAGCACGTAGATGAGGAACTATTCAGTGAGCAGCGTAGTAATATTTTGCTTACGGCTGGAAATCATTATAGCAAAAAAACATCTAAGTGGTACAACCGACTGAGAGAGAGCAGCAATGCCTCTGTTGATTCAAAGCTACGTTTAACTAAGAACCACATTCACAAAATCACTAAGGGTTATCAGAACAATATTCTGTCTCTGGCTCCCCAGGTGACGCCGACTCCAAATAACCCCAAAGAGTTGCAGGATCAGAAGGCGGCTTCTCTTAACAAGGCAGTTTGGGAGTATGCCTGTTACACCGAGAACTTGAAATCAAAGATTTCTCGTTGGTGTCAGGACTTTATTGAGATTGGTGAGTGTATTGCTAGGGTTTATTGGGATCCGAATCAGGGCGAGTTAGTTGGTTACGAGCAAAAGCTTGATGACAACAATGAGCCTGTTTTTGACGAGAACGGTGAGCCGGAGAGTTCTGGACAAGGAATTTTTTCTGGCAAGTTATGTTTTGAGCCTATTTACGGTTTTAATTTATTAAGATCAGTTGAAGCAAGAACCATTGACGAGAGTCCTTGGCTTTGCATTGAGAGAATGAGTTACACGGATGATCTAAAGGCCATGGTGCAGGATGATCCTGATAAAGTTAGGATGATCCATGAAAGTCGTGATGAAACCTATTTCGTATTTGATCAAATGCGTGGAAAGTATGGCGAGAGCACGGGACAAACATTGGTACGCGAGTTTTATTATAGACCTTGCCGTGAGTACCCTAATGGGTATTTTTATATTGCTACTAAGTCGGTAATAATTTCTGAGGGCGAGTTGCCATTTGGAATTTTTCCTATTGTTTACGGCGGGTTTGATGAGATTTCTACAGCTCCTAGACATCGCAGCATAATTAAGCAATTACGTCCGTATCAAATTGAGATAAATAGGGCGGCTTCAAAAGTGGCGGAGCACCAGATATCGCTAGGGGATGATAAGATCATTTTACAAAATGGTTCTAAGGTTACTAATGGGCCACAGGTCCCAGGCATTAGAACGATGATGGTTAACGGTATGGCTCCTACAATTTTGCCTGGTCGTTCTGGTGAGCAGTACGGTCCTTATATTCAGTCACAAATCAGCGAGATGTATAATGTTGCAAACTTTCATGAAGATGCAGAGCTTACTGGGCAAGGGTCCGACGCATTAGCATACTTATATAAGTCGATCCGAAATAAGAAGAAATTTTCTATATATGCGGAGAAGTTTGAAAGGTTTTTAGTTGATCTTTGTAAGGTTTACTTGGATTTGGCTAAGAATTACTATGATGATCAGATGTTAATACCCGCCATTGGCAGGGCTGAATATATTAATATTCCTGAGTTTAAATCCACAGATCCCCTTAATTTCTCAATTAAAGTCGAGCCATTAAGTGAAGATGTGGACACGTTGATGGGTAAGCATTTGGTGTTAAACCAGATCTTGCAATATAACGGTGGGAACTTAGAAAAAGATGATTTAGGAAAGCTTATTAAGCAGCTTCCTTTTATGAACACTGACGAGATCGCTTCTGATTTAACTATTAACTACGATACAGCGACTAACATCATTTTGCAGCTTGACCGTGGTGAGATGCCTTCACTTAATAAGTACGATGACACGGCTTACATTGCTAAGCGTTTATCTTCTCGAATGAAGATGAGTGATTACCAATTACTGTCTGATGACATCAAGGCCAAATATGAAGGTTTAATTGGTGCATGTGAGCAGATAGAAGCGGATAAGGCTGCTGCGATTAAGGCAGCTCAAGATGAATTTATTCCTACAGGTGGAGGTCGCGTTAAGATCGACTTCTACGTTCAAGATCCTAATAACCCAAGCAGACAGGTGAGAGCAACAGTTCCACAGGAGTCTGTTAAGTGGTTGATGGACCGGCTTCAACAGCAAGGTTCAGGGATGCAGGATTTGTTAATGCAAGATAAAGGAGTTCAGTCAGAAATTGCTGAGCTTCTATTAAACCAACAACAACAATCACAAGGTGTCCCAACTGGGGAACAAGTAACTGAAAGCCCACAGTTGCAGATGCCAGGGGGAGAAATTTAATGGAACAAGTAGAACAAGCAAATTCTACAGAGCACTCGAACACGCCATTTGAAGGCGGAGCGGAAACAATTCAAGAAGCAACGGAGAGTAACGCCGTTCACACAAACTTATCTGAAGAGGCAAATAGACCGTTAGAAGATAAGGTTATGGAAAAAGCAGCCAAGAATTTAGAGAAGGCTGCTAAGGCAGAAGACAAGCCAGCAGTAGAAGCAAAGGAAGAATCACCAGTCGGAGAAGTGGCTGATGAACTTCCAAAAGAAGAGGCTGAGGCCAAGTACGAGGCCAACCATAAGTTTACAGCTTTTGGTAAGGAGCATGAGGTCCCTGATTTTTTAAAGGGAGCCATTATTAATCCTGAGACAGAGGCACAGGTTAAAGAAATTCTCGAAAGATCCTACGCTATTGATGGGTTCAAGGAGAAGTTAGGTAAATCCAGAGAAGACTATGAGACTGTTATGCAAGCTCATACTCAACTAGATGGTAACGTGAACCGAATTTTAGGATTCGCTGAGCGTGGGGATTACGACAATTTTTTTAATGAATTAGGTATTGGGGAAGAAGCTTTGCAAAAGTGGATGCTCCAAAAGTTAAGTTTAAATGAAGACCCGATGGCTAAGCAAATGTACGAGCAGCAAGTCAATGAACGTGCAAAATTGCATCAGCTAGAGGAGCAGAATCAAATGTTAAGTCAGCAAAGCGAGTCTCACGCAGTTCAGGCCAGAACTATGCAGTTAGATTCTTTGCTTTCTAGATCGGACGTTGCAAGCGTCGCGGCACAAGTGGATCAGAAAATGGGAGAGCTAGGTTCTTTTAAGCGATTAGTCGTTGAAGAGGGGCAAAAGGCTTGGGCCATGGAACAAAAAGATCTTTCTGTAGAAGAGGCGGCACAAAGGGTGCTTTCTACTTACGGCAAGTTCATTGGGGAACAGCAAGCGTCCCCAGTAGTTCCGGCAGAAGCCACAGTTCAAGCACCAGGGCAAGAACCGCAAGTTCAGGCTCCAGCAGCTAAGCCAGTTATTCCAACAGTAGCAGCCGGACAGCAAACCGCTGTGAAACCAGTAGTAAAAAACCTTGACGATTTACGGGCTAAGTATCGTGAAATCAGTCAGGGCTAACATTAACCGCTCAATAATGAGCATTAAAAAGGAAAAAACAAATGGCAACTAATAGAGACTTCAGCTCAATGCTGAACGAGTATTTGCCGCTTGATCTCTTGAAAGAAGAATATATTAAGCGCGATTACTTGCTACAAAAATGTAAAATGGACGAAAGTTGGAAGGGTTAAAGGCTAGCTCTTGTAAAATTCTCTCTGATTGACTTGGAAGTCCAGAAGTGGACGACAGGGGCCAAGGGTAAAGCCAGGCTGAACGACTGAGTGAGAGAACCTAGAAATAGGAAGCGACAGTCTGATCTTCGGTATAACAAAAGAAGCCGAAGAGGGAAATCCGAAGAGTTTTCCCCGCCCGAAAGGGTAGTAACATGAATGGGTCAATTGATCGTACCGTTCCAAGGACAACACGCTTCAAGCGTTGAATTTGGTCAGCTTGCTGCTGATTCTGATATTGCTAAGTACGATTATGTACGTGGTACTATCTCGACTCAACCTGAGGCCTGGAGTTCACTTATCTTTCAACATCGTGATTTAGTTCAACATGATGGGAAAATTCCTGAGTCTACGTTCTTACGTATTCTACCTGACCAAGTGGACGGTATGATGCAGTATATGAAAATGGTAATGTCAGTACATCTTTTAGATGGACCAGAATTTGCCACGGTAACTGATGACACTAACGCTGCAACAGGTGTTCTTGTTGTTGATAGAATTGATAGATTTACTCTATCTCAAAAAGCTTCTATTGACGATGATGATTCTGCTGCTGTTGACGTTTATGTTATTGCAATCAACATCGAAACAAGTGCTGTGACTTTATCACTCACTCGTGGCGGGGCTGCTGCTGATTTAAGCGCATACAGTGTTGCTCAATCAGCGAAGCTTTATCATCCTGGTGCTCAGGCATCTGGGTTCACAAGCTTAAAGTCTCAGTTACTTTCTCTTGCTAACGGCGGCTCGGCAACGCTTTTCGGCCAAACAAAATTGGATTATCCATTTTTGCAAGCTGTTCAAGTTAACGGATCATCTGTTACTGCTGCGAACATCGTTGAAAAAGTTTTCGATGGTTACAGCGAGCGCATGATTAAAGGTAAGGGCGGAAAAGCTCCTGAAGTATTAATGTCTTTCAAGAACTTCGGTTCTGTATTGAAAGTTATTGAAACTTCTAAGGGATCTTTCAACGTAGTTCCTAACTCTCGTACTACTAATCAGTACGGTTGGGCTACTATTGAGGTCGGCTCTGTTGATGGGAATACTCTTCGCATCGTTGGAATTCAAGAGCAAGGTGATGATGTAATCATGTACCTTGATTGGGATTCAGTGACTTTCTACACTAACGGAATGTTCCGTAGAAGAAAAGCACCAGACGGGAAAGAGTTTTTTGAGACTCGTGCCACTACAGGCTACGCGTACATCCTGGATCACGCTTTGTATGGCGATTTAGTCTGCACAGCGCCATGGAAGAACGCTATTATGCACACAATCAGCTATTAGTTAGTTGATTTCTGGACTCCCGACTTTCGGGTTGGGGGTCTATTATTGATTAGGGGGAAAGATGTCTACGTTACAAGGAAAATCAAGGGTTGTTAGTTTTACGCCAACTATTTCAACTTCTGCTTATGCTGAAGCTGATCAGGTTGGAGATTTGCAGGAACTAAGTGCTGTGATGGATTGTCCTAGTACCGGAGCTATCTTGTCTGTGACTATTATTGATAAGGATTCTCAAAACTCAACATTAGATGTTTTATTTTTCTCTAAGGAAGTAACAGTAGCTTCATCTGACAATGATCCTTTAGATGTTTCTGACAGTGAACTAGAGGAAAAGTATTTAGGCTCTGTTAGGGTTTCTTCTGGGGATTATAGGGACTTAGCAAACAACTCTGTTGCCACTATTGGCCAGGTTGGAATTTTATTAGATTCAATAAAAAGTATTCCAGACAACAGAAAAGCTTTAAGTATATGGGCTATAGTTAGATCTGGTGGTACGCCTACTTACACATCTACGAGTGGGCTTGTTGTTAAAGTGGGGATTTTACTAGATTGAAGCTTTTACGAGTTACAGCAGCTAGGGTTTTAAGATACGGCAAGAGAAGGCTGTTGGATGTTTTCTGCACTCAGGGCGGTGATTTGCTTTGTGCTCAAGACGGAACTCCCTTAATGGCTAATTTGGAGTAGATAATGAGTGTTAAGTTTACTGATTTACCTATTGGAACAGCGGCAACGACTGATGTTTTTGCAGTTGCACAAGCTGATAATGTAAGTAGGCAAATAACGGCAGCAGACATTCTAGCTTTAGGGTCTTCTACTTATGCGACTCGTGAGCTTGATAATTTAGGCACAACGGCAATTAACGCTGACCTTAATATGACTTCTACAAATACAGTGGTTGTTCAAAACGATGTCGCTTATCAGGGCTTCTTTGGCTCTAACCGCGACCTTTTAAAAGTAAATACAGCGGGTCGGGTTGAGGTTGGTTATACTGGTGCAGACATTATTTTGAATGGAGGCACAAGGCCAGATGGCAACAACACAAGATCTCTTGGAATTGTTGGCCTTGCCTGGTCTGATGTAGTTTCTGAGCAATTCAATATTAATAATTCAGGTATTATAGGCAGGGGGCTTACGCTTCCAAGTGGGCAAACCGGAGCCGTGGGCCTTCGTGCTGATGGGGCGGCATCTCAAGTAGCTTTATATACAGAAGACGAAGCTACGGCAGATGCCACTGCTTCAGGCTCAGTTAACATTGAAACTGGCAACAAGACAGCGGGAACAGGCGATAGTGGTGACATTAATCTGCAAATTGGTACTAGCGCAGGTGGCTCACAAGGTACTATTAACTTTATTGACGCCTCTCTTGCTTCGGCATCAGTTAATGATGTATGGAAGCTTGATAATGCCACAACGGGTGCTGGTTCTTGGACTGACCCGAACACATTTATAGACCACAATCAGATTTTAAATTATCTACCTGAAGAACACATATCTTTCGCAAGGCAGATATATGTAGATCCTTCAGGTAGTGCTGACTATACGACATTAACAGCCGCCATTACAGCAGCATCAGCACTTTCTCCTACTGCAAACAGCAATGTCTATATATTTCTATCAGCGGGAACACACACCATTGATAACTCAGTGTCGACTCCAGTTGTTCCGCAACACGTTCATGTTTTTGGCGCGGGAAGAGTTACAAGACTTATTGGTGCATCAAGTGCAAGAACTATCCTGGCAATGAGAAGCTTATCTGGTTTTTATAATGCATATATTAATATTGGCAGTGCCTTTACCATGTTTGAGGTAAATGCTAACGGAGTAAATCCGAGCGGAATAATAAACTTTGCCGGACTAATTATTGATGGCTCGAATATTGTTTTCGATATTTACCAGGGAATCATTACAATAAAAAATTGCACCATTAACGGCTTCGGAGCCACTACTCTAGTAGAAACAGCCAACTTAACGGCAGACAGCACGAGCAATTTAATAGAGGGCTGCTCTTTTGATCTTATTAATACAATAATTGATACTCAAACAACGTCTTTTAACTTAGATATCACAGTAACCAAATGTACAGTTATTAATACTTTCTTTGGTCTGGGCAGATTGTTTGAAATGAACTCAGGCACATTAATTTCTACTTATAATACTTTCGGTGGGGGAGGGACTGTCATATACGACCTTGATGGCACCGCAACGCTTCAATGTGATTACAATACTCAGACGGGAACTTACACTAATAACTTTTTAACGGGTGCGGCTGGCGTTTCGGTTACTTCAAACTATGGCAAATGGGACGAGACTGACTTCTCGTTGTTTGTAGAAGACCACAGACCTAACACTTATTTTGATACGAATACAGGTAAATTCATTAACGCAGGTGACTCTAACTCCTTTGTTGAGATACCATTGCTTGAGTACGGAAACTTTTTTGAATGAGGTAATACATGGCTACGGCAGATTTTGAACAGTTATCAGAAACATACTTAACTACAACTACTGAGACAGTGGTCTATACAGTTCCGGCCAGCACAAGAGCGCAACTTAACTCAATCCGTATTGTAAACGGAAGCTCCTCTACAGTATTCGTTAACGCTTGGTCAGTGTCAGGCGGTGGGGCTGGGGCAAATGCGAACAGACTTGTGACTAACTTCGCAATACCGCCTAACGATTGGCGTGACTTAGTTGATGCTAAGAAGATCGCACATTCAACGGCGGCTTCTGAAATTAGAGTGCAGGCCTTAACCGCAAACGCCATTAACGTAATTGTTGGCGGGGTGGAATTTAGCTAATGGGATTAGGTAGAAAGCCACAAGAGGCCACAGACTATAGGTCGGTAACTGTCTTGAGAGACGGCGGCGGAGATTTCTCAACTATTGACGCGGCTTTAGAATATCTTTCTGGCTCTGGCTTTACTCCGACCAATGATGACTTCTTTGTTATTGAACTGGGCGCAGGAAGCTTTGAGGTTGATAACTCAGGCGGCGCGATTGCTTTACCTGCGTTTATTGCTTTCGTAGGGCGAGGACCATCTTTAAGTAACATTAAGGGAAGTGATAGCGGACAGCCTTTGTTTACTTGTCAGAGCTTAACCTTACAAGACGTATCTATTGAGGACTGTACTTTAGCTATTGATAAGCTAACCGGCTCAACTGATACCCTTTCTGTGCAAAGCTGCCAGTTTAATAACGTAACCACAGCAGTTGAGTGTTTAAATGGTTTTACGTTTTTAAACAATACTACTATTCAAAACTTCGCAGGACCGGCACTTCATATCAATGGAGGTACGGCGGTTGGTATTACAAACTGCCAGCTAGTTCTACCGGACACAAATGCTTTATTTGTTCAAGTTGACGGCGGGAACGTGTCATTTCGTGATAACGCTTTCGACAGTACCCTGGTTTCGGGTACTACTGGTGCCGACATCAATGGCGGTGTGAAGGTTGAATTTTCAAGCAACCAATACACGGACATTGAAACTGCTATTGAGATTGCAGATAACGGCAGCCTCACCTACATTTCTAAAGGTGAGCGTATTACAGGAGCCACTGAGTCTATAGTTATTGAAGGGGCTGGCGGAACTAACTCAGCAAGCTATGAGTTTACTGATTTAACGGCAGACACTACGACATTTACACTCAACGGGAATGTGCCACCAGGGAACTACAATGATCTTACTGACGGCACAAGCTTCAACAGACATAAATGGACTGAAATCAATTCAACTCAAACCCTAGATGAAACATACAGAGTTGTTGGCTGCGATGGTACTTTTACCGTAACCCTTCCTCCCGCTGCTCAATTCCCAGACTCAGATTATACAGTTAAAAATATTGGAACTGGTGTTATTACAGTGGAGGGCGACGGATCTGAGACTATAGATAGCGAGCTTAATGTTATTCTCAATAGGTTTGGCGAGACTTTAAGAGTTATATCTGACGGCACTGAGTGGCATATCGTTTCAAACAACTCTAAAGGCACGATAAGAAAAACGCGCTTTGGTGTTAATAATCTTCAAAAAGGATCAACGGCTCCTACGGACGCTTTAATAGGAACTACTCCATCGGTTGCGGCGCTTTTATTTGACGCGACAAATGAATTAATTTCTTTTAATCTCATTCCTCCTGAAGATATGGACTTAAGAAAAGACTTTACTATTGATGTCCACTTTGCATTGGTGAACGCTCAAGTGAACAGTGATGTCGCAAGCGGCACTATTGATTACATATCTTTTGATAGTGCTGCGAACGAAGTCTTAACAAAGACAAGTACGCAGATAACAGCAAGCGAAACCATAACAACGGCTGGAGGACTTGCGATAGATACAGCTTATGTCATGCAGTTTACAGTAGATGTATCTGATGCCACGAATCCGATAGAGGATTTAGTTAACGGCCAGATCGCTTTTGAATTTCATTTAACAAACTTAACAGGTGTAGCAGCCATTCATGTAACGGGCGCTCACATTAATTACACGGCACTTTATTAGGAGTAACAATGGGATTACTAGATGATATTACGGCAGACCCAAACCCAGTTGAAGTAACACTTAGCTTCAATGACTACGTTGACGGAGAGAAACTATCAACTCTAGCTCGAAACTATTTCGCAACAAAAGCAGCGGATGTTGGAGCTACGACTATAGAGGAATACTTTGCGGAGCTACTGCTTATTAAACTTAAAGAGACGTTAGTTGAAGAAGCGCAGGAAGCAAAAAGACTCGCCAATGAAACAGCACAGGCTGAAGTTGAGGCCAAGCAAGCGGAGCTAGCTGCTGTAATCGAGGCAACGCTGGCAGAAGCAGACGCTAAGATTGAGGCTGCTGCTGGCATAGAATTGGTTAAGAAATAATGTCTCCTCGCAATGCTACGATTTGTTTTATTATAGTTGTTGTTGTGGCAATTTTTGCCTATGACGCATACACGATAATTTCGCATGGTGTTGATACTTCTATTTCTCAGGTTTTAATTGATTGGGCTTATGAATTCCCAGTAACCTCTTTTCTCATGGGCTTTGTAATGGGCCATTTATATTGGAAGATAAGCGAAAAGAAAGAGGTGAAAGTTGAGCCAAAAAGAAGAAAAAAAAGAAGAAAATCAAAAAAAACCTGACGCATACAAGGTAAGCCCTAATGTATTAGAGGCTACTGTTAATTATCTTTTAGAGCGTCCTTATAGGGATGTGGCTAATTTAATTAACGCTCTACAACAGTCCCAGCCAGTCTTTAAAGAAGAAAACGCTAATAAATAATAAAATTATTGTGTTAACATTTAAGCGGCAATAATGCCATTAATGAGGGGGAAATTATGGTAGACGCAGGTCTTCATGAGGGGGAACTCGGCAACGAGGGAAATTTAAAAGTAGAACTAAAAGAAGGTAATCTTGTAGTTTCTGTTTCTTACGATGGACACCAGGCAGATGCTTCGGTTTCTATTGTTGTTGATTCAGGTGCTCTTTTAGACAAACTAAAAGAAGCTATTCCAGGCGATATTGACGATGCAGTAATTGACATCATCAAAGCCGCTTTAAAGGCGTAGTAAATGAATCAGCCACTATTAGATCCCAAGAGGGATATTCTAGTGGAATTAGTGCTTAAGCAGGTGATGGGAGTCTTAATTGAAAGGCTCCCATGGCTTTCTTGGGGGCCTATCAGTTTTATTATATCGTTCTTCACCAAAAAATTACTTCATATTATTTTAGATAAAACAATTCTTGGCATTAATTTATCCTTGATAAAGTTAAGAAATGATGCTGACGTTAGAAGGTTCAACAAAGCTCTAGATGAACTTGTTAATTCTCCCGATGCGGATAAGGAAAAGCATAGAAATGAAGTTATTGAAATTGCTCGTGATCTTATTAAGCTCAACCCTAATTCTCAGTTGTAGTTTAACTATTCCAGATGAAGAGGTTTGCGTTACTTTAGATGATGGCAGTGCTTTTTGCGACCATACTGTTTCTGACATTTCTGAGCACGTTGATAAAGAGGAGTGGGCTGCAATTCAGACAGGGCGCTTTTCAATGTCTGCCGAATCATTTGCTGCCTTCCAGACTTTCATTGAGAGTGCTTGCGAGTTTGTTAGATGTTCTGCTGAGCAGAAAAGAATTCAAGGGGTTTTTTTGATGAAAATGAGGGGGATGAATGAGAAGGCTGTGGAGAAGAATTAGAAATTGGTTTTCTGGCAAGGCTGACATAAAGCCTGAAACTAGGGGTGAAGAGATACCTTCTTACTATCGTCTGGCTGTTGGTGAGATGGGAGTGAGAGAGCTTAAAGGTCCTCGCAAGCATAATAAAAGAATTGTTGAATATCATTACGCCACAAGTTTAAAGGCCACAGCAGATGAAGTGCCATGGTGCGCTTCTTTTGTTTGCTGGTGTCTAGAGTCATCTGGGGTTAGATCTTCAAGGAGTGCTAGAGCAAGGTCTTATGAGAAGTGGGGAAAAGGTATTGAGAAGCCCACTGTTGGCTGCGTTGTTGTTTTATCTAGGGGAAGAAACCCAAAGCAAGGGCATGTTGGTTTTTACGTTAAAGAGGATGATAAGAGTGTTTACGTTTTAGGTGGAAATCAAAGTGATGAGGTTAATGTTTCCAAATATTCTAAAAGTCGAGTGTTAGGCTACAGAGTTCCAGGCTAGGCTTTTGGCGTGATAAAAGAGCGTAATGAAAAAGGGCAAGTTGTAGGTTACAAGACCGCTGGCACTGCCAGCCTGAAGCGAGCTTACAGTGAGGTGAAAAGGAGAGCCTCTAAAAGGAAGATACATTTTGATTTAACTTATGATCAGTGGAAGTTTTTTTCTATAAGACACTGTTTTTACTGTGGCGCTGCTCCAGGGAATACGAAGAATAGGTATAAAACCTTAAGGCTCAAAAAGGGGGATCTCGTTATACCTACCAACGGTATAGACAGAATAAATAGTAGCATCGGATATACATTCACTAACAGTCTGCCTTGCTGCACAAAGTGTAATTTCATGAAGCATACAGAGAGTATGACTGAGTTTTTGTTGCGAGTTAAAAAGATATACGAAAACCAAAAAAGCTACTATAATAACATCGAAAATAAATAATTACGGTAGCGTGACCTAACGTAAAAATAGGGGGAATAATGCCTAAGATTTTAGGGGAATTGCAAGACGCTTGTCTTGAGCACCTTTCATCAGACCCAGGTTCATCTGTATCTGGAAGAATTTATACAAACACAACTGAAGCACGAATTAAAACTGACGATGGCACTAATAAACGCGCTCTTTTAAGAAACGACTTAAAAGCTGTTATTGGTAATTCAGGAACCGATTCTGAAAACATCAGGCTTCACAGGGGGGCGGCTGGAGTTATTCAGCTACTTGAAGGCGATGATGCAACAGCAGAGGGATCTCTTTCATCGAGCATCAATCAACTATCAGCAAGGCTTGAAAATTATCTTGAAGCTGGAAAGCCAGCAGCAGGTAATGCCGGTAGATCTATTTATATAACTGACGAACAAAGAATTAATGTTGATAACGGTACAACTTGGGATGTTGTTGGGCCTAATCCAACTACTACCAAGGGTGACTTACTAACTCACGATGGTTCGGTTGATATTAGACAGCCAGTTGGAGCTAATGGTTTATTTTTAAAAGCGAACTCTTCTCTCCCTTCTGGGCTTGAATGGGCGTCTGGATCTGCAAACAAAGCTGTTAGATCAGTTGTAACAACGGATACAGCAACAAGTGCTGACGATATTTTAGTTTTAAGCGGTGCTAGTTTTACGCAAACTTTATTTACGCCGGTTGGTAATTCAGGAAAAATAATTGAAATCATCCATAGCGGGACTAACTTGAGCCAGGTTTACACAATTTCGGGAACAGGCTTAGGCACCTATGCGCTTTACACAAATGGCGAAAGGGTAAAGTTAGTTTCTGACAACACTAATTGGCTTGTGCTAGATCATTCAGCGAAAACGGATTGGATCGCCTTCCCTTCTGTAGCTGCTGGAACTCTTATAACGGCGGTAACATCGGACCCTTCTTACGGAAATAGCGGTTCGCCTGTTACAAACGCTGCTTATTGGAAGAGAAGCGGAAGTGACGTTTTAATACGGTGGGATTACAGACATACAAATACCACTGGCTCGGCTGCTGGAAGCGGCATTTACTTATTCAATTTGCCATCTGGTTTAACAATGGACACTAATTTCGTAACTGTAAACACAGAAACAAGCCCAGGCGGTGATAACTCTGACTCAGGATCTTTAGGAAGGTGGACCGCAGCTTATTCTACTGATGCATTTGTCGATGGCATGGTTTCAGCGTATAGCACAACTGAGTTAAAAGTTTTAGGTAAAACAACTAATGGAACATCATCTTCAACTTCAACTTGGGATAGTGGTTTTATCGCATTTAACGATAACGCTGCACAAAGTTATCACTTGGAGGCAAGACTCCCTATTACGGGATGGAAATCCTAAAGGAGAATTAAAATGGCTTTAACATTAACTTACGGTTTTATTAAACCGCAAAGTGGAGACAGAGGTTCATCTCTTTGGACGGCATTAGAAGATAACATTCAGCAGCTTAATGATCATACTCACAATGGAACGAACTCGGCAAAACTCCCAGCTCAATCAATAACTGGGGTTACTCAAACAATAGCTTCAGGCTCTTGGGTGACTTACGGTGGACCTACAGGTTTTTATAGGCAGCAGGTAACTGTTCCCGCTGGTTTTGATTTCGATGTTGTTTCTATATCTTTTAGAGAGTCAGGATCAACGGGGGCTGCAATTTATCCAACTGTGGAGCGCGTTTCAGACACTCAATACCTAGTTTACACAATAGACAACACAGCCGATATGGTAGCTGTTTATGGGGGATAATTTACTTATTCTTCCAGTAATGCTTCATAACTCTGCTTCTTCTACAGACCTTGCATCTTCTGGATGGTCCTCTTCCTTTTCTATTTTCAAGGTAGGTGTTTTCTTCTGTAAATTCATGACCATTTTTGCAATGAGTTTTCTTTTGCTCATGGTGTCTTTTCTTAGATACCATGTCTTTAAGGTTGTCGCTCTGATTCCCAAGCCACAGATGATCTGGGTTTACGCACCTTCTGTTATCACAGGAATGGCATACAAGATTTTTTCCAGGGTCAACTCCCTTCCATATAATATAGGACGCTCTATGAGCGGGAATAGATTTTCCATAAAAATAAAACCTTCCATATCCTCTTCTGAGTCCGCGATCGTTCCACTCTATACAGCCGGATTCGCTTATGTTTGATATAAACTTTAAGAACCGATTTTTTTCTTTTTCCATAGATAGTATTACTATTAATATACTTATGAGAAAGGTGTCAAATGGCGGTTAAGTATAATAACCCCTTCGAGGTTAATGATTTTTCAGGTGGTATCACTGATGATTTATACGAGCAAAAGTATAATACCGCCGAGACTATTGATAACTTCAATATTGCTTCTGATGGAAAACTGATTACCAGAGAAGGATCTGTTTTAGACGACGAAACCAATCCGCAAATCCCAGCAGGGGTTCAAAGGGTTGGAGCTTTAATTAACTATGCAAACTCCGACAAGATGTTCGTTCATAGCTCTGATAAGATTTATTACAGAAACCCATCTGCCTATACAACACTAACTGGTCCTTCAGGCAATGATGTTTTTTCCAGTGGCGATACAACAAATGTACTTTCTTATAGCCAGTGGAATGATCATATATTCCTAACTACAGATGACTTCCCAAGACCACAGAAGATTTACAAAGATTCTGGTGGAACTTATAGGGTAAGAACATCTGGTCTTCCAGAGCTTGCTTCAGCGCCAACTGTAACGGCTGGTGCCGCTGGTGCCAACTCTTATGTTTACGCATTTCATTATGAGTACACATACACAGTTAACGACCAAACCTTTCAAGATGTTGGAAGAACTGAGTTGGTTTCTTTAACAAGTGCAGCCGCTCCAGATTCAAACACTGTTAATATAACGAACATACCTGTTATAAGTAACGGGGTTATTGACAACTGGGACACAACTGTAATCAAAGTTTTCATATACAGAACCATTGCAGGTGGAGATGTATTTTACAAAATAGGAGAAGTAACAAATGGAACAACTATCTATAATGATTCGGCTGCTGATGCTAGTATCACTTCTGGCCTTCTACTCTATACTAACGATGGGACTGTTGACTTCGATCCCACTCCAGAAAGTAAAGTCCTACATGTAGTTAACAACATTGGTTACTATGGCTTTATTCAAGATGGGTCCGATAAATACCCATTTAGAATAAGGCAATCAGTTCCAGGCGACCCAGATTCTTGTCCCGAAAGTTTCTTTATTGAAGTGGAGGATGAAATTGTCGGAATACACAGTGTTAACTCTATTCCTATTGTTTTATGTAAACGTCATATCTACAGGCTTGAAGGTAACTACGATCAGTTTGGTAGGGGCGGCATTAACTTTGTTCGCCTGTCTGATACAGCCGGATGTGTGAGTTCACAGTCATTAGTCCAAGCAGATCCAGGTAACGGTGCCGGTGCATTGTTCTGGGCTGGTAATGATGGCTTTTATTCAACTAATGGTTATCAGGTTATTAAAATATCTGACAATATTAATACTCGCTACAAAACAATACTAGATGCACAATCTCAGCAAAACAGAATATACGGAAAGTTTGATGAAACTGAGAGGCGTATTCTATGGGGAATTCAATCAGCATCAGCGTCTTTAGATAACGACACCATAATTGCTCTTGATTTAAGATGGGGAGTTAGTGCGAGGAGTACGTTTTATACTTGGTCAGGAACGAGCTTTAGGCCAACTGCTTTAGAATACTTCAACGGGAAGCTTTATCGCGGCGACTCAAGGGGTTATGTTTTCGAGCATGAGATGACTAATAAAACAGATCCCAAGGTTGATACCGTAGTTACGCCTAGCGATTGGGATACAGAGACAATTATTTGGACATATAAAAGTATTAATAATAATTTTGGTGGAACATTCTTTAGGAAGATGCCAACTAAGATTCAGCTAACAGCGGGTAACGAAGGTAACGTAACAATTCAAATATCAGCGATTGGTGATGTAGGAAGAACTGTTCGTAACTGTAATATCATTAGAATTCGCACTAACTTTGTGTGGGGGTCTGATGAGTTCGTATGGGGAAATCCAGATTGTGTTTGGAACGCTGAAGGGGTTATCGAGCAATGGAGAAGATTTCCTGCTCGCGGTCTAAGGCTTTCTTATTTGAATACTGTCATCACAAATGGTTACGCTCCTATATATAATTCTGATGTTTATGGTACAGCTACTTTTGATAATACAGCAAACACTGTGACTATTGATTCTGATACATGGCCTACGGATGTGGTTGATTACTTTATAGCTACTGAGATTGATGGTTATGTGAAGGAATATCAGGTGGACGCAAGGACTTCTAATACTGTTCTGTCTGTAATTGATTCAGCAAATGATCTTCCAACAGGATCATATAAGTGGGTTATCAAGGGGTATAAGAGGGAAGAGGTTTTGAACCTGGTTTCTTATAATATCCATTGGGTTGATATTTCGCAAACCCAGCAAACCTTTGAGGTTGGGCAATCGGGGAGTAACGCATGATAAATATTCCTCAGTTGATTTTAAAGAATATTACAGACATCCATATTAGGGACAATTTCTTAAGACTTAAGGAGTTCTTCCAGGACGATGTTCTTCTGAAGGGCCAATGGCAGTTTTTCGAGCTTACTTTTGACGGTGCTGTTACTGATCAGGATCGCGCCCATGGTCTAGGTTTTAAGCCGCTAGATGTTATTCAGACATCTGTTACTGGGGCTGGTACAATTACCTTTAATAATGATAGTTTTACCAATGAAAATATCAATGTAACGACCACTGGGGCTTGCGTGGTTCGTTGTTTTATTGGAGCATATAGAGAGCAAGCGGCGAGGAATTCTAGATAATGGCATATAGAACTTTTGGCGATTTAGCCACACAGGTAAGGGCTGAACTAGATCTTGATACTGAAGATTTCATTCAACCTTCTGAGCTAACTAACTACTTTAATTCTGGCATCAGAATTATTGAGGCTAATATTATTCAGCAAAACTCTCGCGACAAGTACCTGCAAGACGAGGCTTTTATTTCAACTGTCGCAGCACAAGAAGATTACACTCTCCCTTCTGATATTATTGACACCAAAATTAGAAAGCTTGTTTTTAGGGACGGTGCAACAATTTACACTATGAGGCCTCTCATTTCCGAAGACTCCTACGAGGTTGAAGATGTTGAGCGTTTCTATTCTGGGAGCACTACATACTTTCATTGGTCGATTTATAAGACTTCTGAAGATTATGTATTAAGGCTAACGCCGGAGCCAACAAAAAGCGTCACAGATGCGATCAGAGTTGTTTATTTCAAAGATCTAAACAGATACCTAACTGATGCAACAAACTGTGATATTCCTGAAATTTGTTACGAATGGCTATTAAGCTATGTTAGATTTAGATGCTACCAAAAAGAGTTACATCCAAATATGCAGGTTGAAGCTGGCACACTTGAGAAGCTTCAAACATTGATGGATACTACTTTAATGGGGCAAGCTGCTGATCCAGAACTTCATGGGATGGAAGGCGATACTACACATTATGAGGAGTCGAATTAATGGGTAAGGGAAATCCGGTTAAAAAATTAACACGCTCAATTAAGAAAACTATTAAAAACCCAATGCGGATTGTTACAAAAAATCCATTAGGCCCCATAGGCGGCGTTAAAATGGGAAGCCAGTTACTTACTGGGAAACAGCCAACTACCGGCATGGGCGGCGGCTTCGGTGGAAGCGTTAAGGGAAGCATTGAAGATAGATCTGGGATTTTGCGTCCTGAATATGCATCTTTAAGAGGTGAGGACGGGGCATTAAAAGAAGAGTTTAAACTTGATCCTTATAAGTCTGGAATGATGCAAAAACTTAAGGCTGAAGCTGAAGGCACAGGCCTTTCTCCATGGGCGCAAATGCAAATGGACAAGCAAGGACTTGAGGAGCAAAACCAACTAGGTGCTGCTCAAAAAGGTCAACAACAAGCTTTGGCACAAGCTCAAGCAAACATGATGAGGCTTGGCGGCATGGGCGGCGGAGCTAGAGAACGAATGGCTGGTATGGGCGCTCGTGATCTTATGATGGCTAATCAAGGTGTCGCGAGACAAGGCATGATGGATAGAATGGGAATTCAATCCGGTGATCTAGAAAGAAAACAAGGCCTTACAGGACAACTTGCCAAAGGTGAACTTGCTGCTCAAGAAGCTAACTTACAAAGTCTTACAGGCGATGTTAGAGGTCAGGGCGATTTCGATATGGGTAGATACCAGGAACAAATGCGAGCATGGGCTGCTGAAAAAGGTGCTCAAGCTCAACAAGCGGCGGCGGCTCAAGCATCTAGTGCTGCAAAGCCAAAAGGCTTAATGGGCGCAGTTAGCGGAGTGGTTGGTAAGTAATGGAGGCTAGGCCGATATCTTTTCAGGAATGGAGTCACGTAGCAGAAGATGCTCACATGGCTACCTTCGGTGAAGAGAGGCCTAAGGACTTTAATACTTTTGATTACTGCATAGGAGCTTTTAATAACGAAGAAATGTGTGGTTACGCTACTGTAATTGAAATGGATAAAACATGGGCTTATATGCAGCATGGTGGGGCTTTCCCTAACATCTCTAAAAGCTCAAAAGTTATTAAGGCGTATAAAGAAATTCTGAATCTTCTTAGGGATAACTACTCTATTATCTCTACAAAGATTGAGAATGAAAACCTGCCAATGCTAAAGCTGGCTTTGGCTAATGGTTTTTTGATTAATGGTGTAGATTATATAAGTAACAAGGTAATAGTACATTTAATGATGGAGGTTCAATAATGGCACTACCACTTATTCTAGGGGGCGCTGCTTTAGGTGCTCTTGGAGGATACTCTAAAGGAAAACAGCAACAACAAGCAGACGCTAATGAAATGGCTTTAAATGCAGAGATGATGAGGCTTTCCCCTTGGACGGGAATGAATGTTCAGCATAAAGCTGCAAGACCAGACGCTTCTACTTCTGGGATGGTTTCCGGAGCTTTGGGTGGAGGGCTTAGCGGTCTTTCCATGGGACAAAGCATGGGCGGTCTTGGCGGATTAGGCGGCGGCGCTGAAGAGGCTATGAGTGCTCAAGATAAAGCTCAGGGATTTGCTGATGTTTTTGGTGGATCTGGACAAGCAAAGCCAAATGTTTATACCCCTGGTAGAAGCCCATGGGATGTTATAGGTTAGGAGCCTTTTAATATGGATGAATATGAAAAAAAACTAAATGAGATGATTCGTGTTGCTAACATGAGTCCAGAGGGACAGCAAGCTTATCTGGAGAACTTAAGACTCCAGAAAGGCAAGGCTGAACCTCAATCTGATTTAATGAGCACAAGCACAACTACTAAACAAGCATTCATCCCAAACCAATTTCAAGAAGCTTTGATGCAAGCCTATCAACCTTCAGAGCAAGAAAAAGCTTTGAGGGAAAGACTTCTTGAAAGACAGGGAGCAGCAACTCAGCAAATGCAAGATTTCATTCAGCAAAGAGAACAAGCGCCGCAACAAATTAACGTGGCTCCAGCAATGCAGATGTTAGCAGCTTATGATCCCACCTGGTCAGGCATGGCTCAATATGCAGCAGCAAATCAACCTCAATCTGCCGATCAAAGGGCGAAAGAGATTGCAAAGCTAAAACAAGGTCTAACTGGGATGGAACTAGGATCTCTTCAGGAAATGCTAAAGAGTGAACAGTCTCAGCGTATGCAGCAAGCAAATATGCTTACACGGCTCGCGCAAATGCAAAGCCAAACAGAATCAAAGGGGTTCGGTAAGCAAATAGCCCTGGCTAACCTTGACCAAAAGGTAAGGGGTCAAAATCGTTTAGAGAGAGAAGAAGTAAATAAAAAAATCGAGAAATTTAATGAAAAAAGAATTAACGCTCTAGAGGATATGTCAAAGGCCTTCGACACTATCGAACAGGTCGCTGGGTTTGATATTGATGACATTGATCCTGTAACTGGAAAAGTTAACGGAAAAGAAGTTGATGCTCCTGGCATTACGGTTCCTGGTGTTGGTCGTGTTTATGAACCTGGATCTAAGGGTGAAACAATCTACGCAGCTTTCTCTAATATCTTCAACAGAGAATTAAAAGATCGATCCGGTGCTGCTGTTACCGATCCAGAATTAAGAAGACTACAGTCTGAATATGCTGCTGGTGCGTTTAGTACAGAGACACAAATGCTTGCCGCAATTAAAAGATATAAAGATATCTTAATAAGAAAAGCAAAACAACATGAAGCTGCATATAAACCTTTTGTTCCTGAAATGAGAAAACGAGGAATGGAACTTACTGACTCACTTTTCCCAGCAAAAGGATACAATGCCAGGAATAAGCCGAAAGACATAAAACCTCCAGGTGTAGGATCTGGTCCTGGTGGAACAATGAGCTTTGAAGAGTGGAAAGCTTCTAAGGGGCAATAATGAGTGAAGCCGAAGAATACAAACAATACCTAATAGATTCTGGACAAAACCCAGAAGAGGTTAATCAATACCTTCAATACCTCGCCGAATCTGGAGAAATTCAGTTAGAACCAGCGAGAGATCCTTATGAAGATGATGGCTCTGTCTTGTCAGGAACGAAAGCTATTCCAGATCCAGAGGGAGTTAACCCTATAGATATGGCAATGAGAACGGCTGATATGCCTGGTGGCTTGGTTAGAACTGGTTACCGTGGACTTATGAATGTCCCAAGGGCTTTAGCTAAAGCTCTAGAAGCTGCCGGTGTAGAAAACGAATACGCAAAAAAACCAAACCTTGTAACAGCAGATGATTTTAAAAGAGCCTTAACTGGGCAAGCTCCAACAATGAGTGAATTTCAAGCAAGAGATGGAGCAACTCCTGGAACGGCAAACACAATAACAGGACTTACTGGTGACATCGCCTTAGATCCTTTAACTTACTCCACCTTTGGTATGTCTGGTCTTGCTAAGCTTTATGATAAGCTTGGTAGAAAGTCTTACAAAACAGGATTAAAAGAGCTAGATATTCAGGCTGCTAAATACGGAAAAGAGCCTGTATCAGACTTACTAATGGAAAGAGGAGTTGTCGGCTCGTCGGAACAAATTCAAAAACAGATTGATGAGTTAGCGGCTCAATACCTTGATCAAAGAAATAGCATACTTCTAGAGGCCGGAAGAAAAGGTGCTGAAGTAGATATGAACAGAGCCATGGGTCCACTCATGGAAAAGATTGCTGAAATAAGAAAAAGCAAGGACCCTGCGCTTCAAGGCATTGCTGATATTATGGAAGCTGACGCTAAGAAATACCTTGATTTAGGAGCTAAAGAGGGAGAGCAGTTTATTCGTGAACTTCCGCAAGGAAGAAAGATAACCCCAGCCCAGACTCAGCTTGAAACTATAAGAGGCGAGGGAGGCGTTGAAAAACTAAAACGCGTTCTCGGAGATAAGTTTGAAGAGGTCGGTTCTTTGCCAACACAAGGAGACTATGTTGGGCCTTACAGATCTTTACCAACATCAAGCGGAAAAAAACTACCTTTGGGTGGGAATCTAAGTCCATTAGACACTGACTTAGCGGAAAAATTTAGAGTTTGGAAAAAGCTAAAGCAAGATCCAGATGCTATATTACCTGGAAAAGCTCCTTATGTTGAAGATGAAATACTCATGGGGCAAGTAGTACCTGAGGCCTCTCAGTACAAAAAAATACCATCCATTGAAGGTCAGCAAAAGTTAAGAACAACTGGAACAACTTATCCAGAAAAAATTAGTTCTCAACCTCCGCTAACAGTATTGGACGAAGGCGTTGTAGCTCCTTGGGGAGCAACCGTAGACAGGATTATGGGTCCAGCTCCAAAGCAAACATCCGGATGGAAGTCTTCAACTTACGATGTTATTGGAGACAAGGCTTACGATGTAGTTACTGGGAGTGGTACAGGAAAAGGTCTTTTAAAGAAAAAAGCCTTCGGTCTTAATGAGGCTACAATAGACGCTGTTAACGACACTCTTGGAAAACTTCCGGCTGAAGATGTTCGCTATGTTCAAGAGCAATTAGGAAAGCTTTTGTCTACCAAAGAGCGAGCAAGAATGGACGCTATCAAGGAGATGAGAAAACTTTGGGCAACTCCTGTTGACTCAGCGATGTCAGTGTTAAGCCCTAAAGCTCTTGCGATGAAAAAGATTGCTGATGCTTTACGACTCACTGAGGTTCAGACTAGGGGCGGTAGAGCATTAATGAACAGAGGTAAAAAAGATTTGCTATTAGAGAAAAACTTACTCTACACTCCATGGCTTCAGATGAACCGTGAGTATAGAGATGAAATGTCTGGGAGAGATTAATGGAAGAACAAAACCAAGAACAAAAGATGGTTGAAGAGTGCGCTGATATTGTTTTAAAGGCTCGTGAAATTGAGTCTGATGAAAAGCTGATGAAACAAGTTAAGCCTGTTATCGAAGCTAAGATGATGGCCGCTAAAAAGTTTCTAGACTTTGAAGACCTTAGAAAGCTAACTGCAAAGAAAGCTGAAGAGGAGCTTGAAGAACAGCAAAGAAGAGAAGAGGATTATTTCTCTCAAAAAACTCTAGGCTGGAACAACGACGGTGAAGATAAAGCTGGTCCGAATAAAGGCCCTGCTGGCAAACCATCATAAAAAATGCCTAGCTCCCGTTAACCAAAGGATGTACTAGGCATCTAAAAGAATACTACTTCTTTTTAAAACTGAATGTTGTCGGCGTGATTAGGAACATCTCTTTTTTTATCAGATTGCAGGGCTGCCGGAGATTCTTCCCTCGCCTCGCCTCCACCTAAGAATTCAACCTTAGTTCCTTTGATCTCTGTAGAGTACCTTTTCTCCCCAGTATCAGTCTCCCAAGATCTTGTGTGAAGACTCCCCTCTAAATAAACTTGTTTTCCTTTAGACAAATATCTCTCGCAAACATCAGCAAGTTTCCCCCATACAGCGATTTTGTGCCACTCTGTTTTTTCTTGCTTGTTGCCTTCCTTATCTTTCCAAGACTCGCTAGTAGCCATCGAAAAGTTACACACAGAACTGTCGCCAACAGCTTTAACTTCTGGATCTGTTCCTAAACGACCCACTAAAATAACCTTATTAATTCCAGACATATAGTCCTCCCTTTATTTGTTTAATAACCAATTCTTTAATTTTAATCCAACTTCCTTATCAATAACCATAGGCTCTTTCCAGTCAGTGAACAGGTGTAAGTTATCCTTACCCACAGTAGCCTCGTGCTTATCGTTTAAAACAAAAGCCACTTGGTAGTCGAACTTAATTCCTTTAGCTCCACCACGCGCTATAACTTTCAATCCCTCGTTAATCATCTTCCCATTAATAGGTGTTAGCTTCTCCTTCATTCTCCATGAAGTGAAGGCATTTCCTGGGTAGTTATTAACAGCGTTTCTAAAAGCATCCCATCTAGGGCCAACCTTTCCCCACATAGGAAAACTTGTTTTATAGTTCGTTCCCACAAGATCGGAATGGATCTGTAAAGTTCCTTCCCAAACATCAGATGCAGAATCAAATATTACGTTCTCCATGCCAGCCTCAGCACATTCCTTTAGCGCAGCAATCGCAGCTTCAGGTGTAAAAGGAGGCTTGAAATCAAAGATCTCGTAGCCTTTAAAATGCTTTGAATATAAATCTCCACGACATTCAGTATCAATAATGGCGGTCTTATCTAAGCTTCCACTAATAGCCTTAGCCAAAACTAAAGAACTAAAAGTCTTGCCACTATTAGACTCACCGCAAAGGGCAATCCTTAACTTCACATTGTCTTGGGATGCTTTTCTTAAACTCATACTATCTCCTTAAAAAGTTGATGATTGATCTAGGTCTTCTATCTTCTGAGACTTGTAAGCCCAGCTTGGTAAATCAATTTCCTCGATCTCACCATGGTTCATGTAGCCTTCCCAATGGTCGCTTTCGATTGAAGTTTTAAGTAACTCCATCCCGCGCTTCCACTCTTCCCATGCTTCATCAATCATGTTCTGTGAAGCTTTGTAAACAGCCGTTGTGTAAGGCTCAGAATTTTCAACACATATAAAGTAATATTCCATGTTAGAAACAGACTCGATCTCAGGAACACATTGCTCCAAGCAAACAGCATAATGAATAAGAGATACATGATATTTTAAGTTAGCAATTTGTCTTCTAAACCCGTCAAAGCTCGCATCCCTTGTGGACTTAAGTTCCAAAAGCGCGTTCTTCTTATAAGCATCAGCCCTAGCTCTAATCGGCAAACCCATTGCTTCAGCCCACATAGAACGCTCCCTAATAGACCCTTCAAGTAACTCCATGGCTTGATCATTCTTACTGACAGAATCAGCCATCCTCATACCCTCTTCCCATTGCTTAGGAGTAATCACAAGCTTATGGGGATTGTCCTCTAGAAATTGTTCCTTATTGGCCCGACCGTCTTTAGTTCTTAAGTTAAAGTCCGGCATGACAGTGATCTCTTCATCCATAGCTTCTGGCCTTAACACTTGGCCGTGAAGCATTGATCCAAGCTTCATAGCCTCAGTAGGCGGTGTCGCTGGCTTGTCGTAGAAATACTTAAAATGATATGGAGTGCTCTTTAAAAGCATCTTAATATCAGATGATGAATACCCATGAGTTCTGTCGTGATACAGATGCTCAGCCAAATTGTCTATATATGTACCTGATTCAGGTCTTTCCACTCACATGCCCCCTTGACGTTTTCACTAACTCCCCTAAGCTATTAGTCAGTAAGGGGAACATCAAGGAAAATGAGCGATGACTTTAAGCGGCGAATAAGAAAAGCAGTAGAAAATTTTCACGAAAAGCAATTACCTCAAAAGAAACCAGCTAAGCGTAAGAAGAAAAACAAGCAGCCAGAAAAAGAGGTTGTAAAGGCTTGTCTTAAATGGGCTGTTAAAATGGGCTGGGAACTACAGGTATATGAAGCTAAGGCCACATATAACCGACACTCAGGACGCTACACATCACAGACAATGAACCCAGGAACACCCGACATTCAAGGCGTCAACAATGAAGGGATATTCATAGCCATTGAGTGCAAAGCTCCTGGCAGACTCTCAACATTTAATAGAGAAAAAAACTACCGCCAACAGGAATATATTAAGAGAACTATACGAATGAATGGTTTTGCCTGTGTTGTGGACTCGGCTGAATTACTTGATAAAATATTCAAGAAATGGACGATAATCAAGAAGACCCAAAACTCCCAAGAGGCTCAAGAATACTTGAATTCGATGCTACCGATTTCAACAAAAGCACCTTCACCTTCACCATTTGCATAGAGCTTGAAAGTGGAGATGAGGTAATCGCCACGGGAACTATTGCTGAAGATAACACCTGTGAGTTCTATGAACTAATAGGTTTTGTTACTTACGATACGATGGATGAAATTTGTGATAAGTTTGCTGAAGCTTTCTATGAGCAGCTTACCCTGCTCCATTAGGACCAGGATCATCGTCCATAGGAATATGAAGCTTTGTTACCTTCTCGCCCTTCATGCCATCCATGTAACCCATAGTATAAGATAAAGCTAAATACTTTCCGTAGGCCTGAAATATCTTGTTCCAATACTCAACAGCCTCTTCAGACTTATCATCTAAACCAATTTCGTCAGTTAACTTTTCTAGAAGATCAGACTCCTGTAAGAACTGAGCCATGTAACCTTTTCCACGCTCAGAAACATAAGCATTGCCACAGGCTTGTGCGTTCTTAATATCTTGCTCTGGATCAATATCAAACTTACTCATCTATTTAACTCCTTGTCTAAAACGACTATAAAAATAATAAATAAAATTAACCAAAAGAAAGTCATCGGCTCATTGAAATCAAACACATAAAGATTAGAGTCACACCTGAACCGACGAACAGCCCAACGCCAAAGACAACTACGTCCGACATAACATTTCCCTCACCCTTTTATGAACCTCTTTTAAATCAACCATATCGCCCTTGTTGTTATCTAACTCCTGCTGAATAAGATGAAATATTAAATCAGCAACATAGGTAGCTTCACCCTTTTCAGTGTTCGACAATAATGTAGTCGGTGTCATCGTCTTCTGGGTATTGTCCTGGTTCTTCATAGGCTTCGTCCTCTTCTTTATCGTATCTTTCGTCCCAGTCGAGCCAGAGGTTTTTGCCGCATCTGTCACAGCACTCTGTATCCAAAGACACATCTCTAATACCACATTCATTGCACACCAAGTAAGCTGTCATTAATCAACTGTAAAATATTTCTGGTTTCTACGGTAGATAAATTTTTCAGGAACATCAGTAAAATGTCCATCTGTAAACAAGCAAAAATTGTTAGGAGCCGCGCATATTTGCCCAGAATCAAGAAGCACTATATTGCTTGTTTTGTGCTGCTCTGGGTCATGAGCAAAGCCGCCATAGTCGTAATCTACAGTAGCCCAATACATACCCTCGTAGTTGTCGCCATTCAATCTCACCCTAACCATATAGTCTTGAAGATATCTATGCTGGATTACATTCCCGCTTGAACTAATAGCTCCCCATGTATCTAGCAAATTATTTGGAGCTACATCA